CGTCGGAGTACAGGTATTCCCTCGCCCCCCTGCCGTTGGATTCGATGAATATGATCGCCTCGTTGAGCATGAACGGCTGGATCGCCGAGCTCCCGATCGCGGTCTGGCGCCTGCACGAGAAGGTGATCGCGTTCACTCCTGACGGGATGACCCGTTCTCCCGTCGTGGTTCCGACTATGAGGTCGCGCCCGGAGACGAGCCACAGGATTCGCTCGTTCTGGTCGCTGGCGATCTCCTTCTGCATGGCGCTCGCGCTCGTGATTACGTCCCTGGTTGTAGTGACGCTCTGGTATTCGGTCACTGTGGGGTCGGCCCATCCGTCGACCAGCCCGGCCCCCGCCTGCGTGGCTGTGGCCGCTATTCCAATGACGATCGACGTTGTGCCGATGGACTGGATCGTCGTCCTGCGTGCGGAGCGGCTCATCGTGTTCGTGGCGCTTGTCGCGGTGGCGTTGGCATTGAGCGTGATCGAGTTCGTGTACACCGCCTGTATCGTCGTGACGGGGATGCTCTGCCCGCCGACGGTTTCACCTGCCTGGAGCTGCGCGGTCACGCTGCTGGAAATCCCCGTCACGGAAGGGGATCCTGCCGTCGTCGCGCCGACGAATGTCACTGAATCCTTGCCCACTATTCCGGGTCCTGTGATGCGGTCGCCGACCTTGAATCCCGCTATCTCCGCTGCGGTGATGTTCGAGATCGTCGTGGATCCGTTCGACGTGTCACCGCTGAATTCATTGTATGGCTCCCGGTACTGCCTGCTCGTGGAGCTTATCGTGTCGTAGTAGACAAAGTTTCCGAAGTCGAAAGGTTGCGACGCCCATATTCCCTGCGGGTTGTTGTCGGTGCTGGCGAGCCAGAGCCTTCCGTCGTGGATCGCTATCGCCCGCGGGTAGTTCCCTGATCCCTGGAATGGCACCATGCCCACTATGCCTGTGATGGCAAGGTCTGCGAACGAGAAGGTGTCCAGCGCGTTCATGGACAGCACCTTGGTCTGGCACACTCCGCTCGTGATGTACAGCGCCCCTTCGTTCTGCGCGAATTGCAAATACGGAAGATCCCCGGCCGTCCATGCCGTGGTGACTTCCATCGGGGTTCCGCCTCCAACTATCGCGTTGTTCCGCCAGAACCGTATGTACAGCGGCCCGAACTCGAGCACGTAGGAAACCGTCGGGCTGATGATGAAGTGCCGGAGCCTTACGGCGCCGGTGCCCTTGAATGCCCCGGTGTCCTTCCATCCCGGCCGGTATGTCACCCCGCCCGGAAAGAACGGCACCCAGTTGGTTATTTCACGAGCGCCCCTGAAATACGCCTGCAGGTCGAACCGGCCGAGCATCTTCGGCGACAGTTCCCCTTGCGTGAAGTCGGTCAGGACCTGCAGTTGCTGGCTCACGGGATGTACCTCCCGTCAAACACCCCGTCCATCCATGGCTCGCTCGATGGCGGGCCCTGGCGCTTCTCCCTGCGCGTTTTCTTGAACGCGGCCTGCGCCATCGCCGCTGCCGCCTGGCTGAAAGCCACCTCGTTCTCGTGGCTGTTTGTCAGCGGATACGCGATGGATCCGGCCAGCTGGGTTATCACAATCTCCCTGAGCATCGGGTCGTACAGCCCGTCGTCCTCCTCGTCGGGGACGTAGTTGAGCACCGGGCTTTCCTCGTCGGCGTATAGGACCCCCCGCTCCATCTCGAAGTGGACGGGCACCCCGCTCTCGTCGCGGACCTCGATCTGCATGAGATAGTCGTCCGGGATGCAGAATGCGTATGCCAGCCCCGTGTAGTTGTAATCCGGCAGGTCTGCCAGGACGTCGTATCTCCATGTCCATGTCCCGGTCCCGTCCACTACGGTTCCCTGCGACGGCCATGCCGGTTCCGCCGCTCCGCTCGTCCCGGCGCTGGTACATTCGAACACCGAGCCTGATCCGGCGATCCGGTCGCCTGCCTCGTAGTCCGTCAATCCTTCCCACGCGTCCTTGGTGAGCGGGGTCCGCTTCATTACGCATGTCCACGGCCCCATGCGGAGGACGGTCCTGCGGCTCTGCGTAATGAAGCGGGCACACACGGTCTGCGCTTTCCCCGTCGGGTAGTCTAGGTCTGCCGTGTCGGGGATCGGCTCCATGTAGTGGTTCTTTGCAAGGGCCGCATTGCAGATGTCTATGATTGCCACGTTGATCCTCCAGACGGGGAAGGGGGAGCCGGTGCCCCGCCCCCCCCTGGTCATCACTTTTCTTCGACAGCCTTCTTCTTCTTGTCCGGCACCTCGAAGTGTCCTTTGATCCACGGATCATCGGGGTTGACGTCGTATGTCCGTCCCACCTCGTACATGATGCCCTTCGTGCTGTCGTAGCCAGCCTTGGTGCATGTCGCTTCCACGTTGTCGCTCATCCCTTTCTTCCCGTCACCGGGATCAGTACGGCCCGACCTGCGTCTCGACCGCGATGTTGATGTCGTGCGTCCCGCCGGTGTGGGTTCCCACGCCGACAGCGCGTACTCCAAAGTAGCGCTTGGGGATCGTCATGGGCACCGGCGTCTCGAAGACTATTGTGTCTCCGGTGAGCGCGGCTTCCAGGATCACTCCGCTGGATCCGAGCACCGTCACGTTCGTGGCTCCCGTGCCCGCCGGTGCGGTCCATGGGGTGTCCGAACACACGAGCTCGAACGTGATGTTCGTTCCACCGGCGTACACCGTGCCGACCCTGACCTGCACCTTGCCACGGGCCTCGATGATGCTCTTCCCCCGTGATCCGCCAAGGTCGATGCAGTTCGTGGAGTAGTAGGTTGCGGCCGCCCGTACGTCGGCCTGGGCGAGCGCGAGCTGAAGGCTCTTGTCTATGATTGCCATCTGTCATGCTCCTTTCTTAGCTGAAGGTGACAGGCGATTCGGTGTTGAGTATCCCGTCGCTGCGCTTGAAGGGGATCCCGTTGAACCGGACGACCGAGCGGTTCTCGGTGAGCTGGTCCATGGTCAGGGTGCCCGACACGTTCCTGCGGAGCTGCTTGCGGAGCAGCGCTTCCACCCTGGGGTTGCAGTAGAAGGTGGCGCGTCCCATCCCCAGGTTCGGTATCAGGGTGATCGCGTCGTCCAGGGCGTCGAAAAGGTGCCCTGTGGTCGGGTCGGCGGTGATCGTGCCGAGGTCGATGTTGCACACGCGGACGATGTAGCGCCAGTCGCGGACCACGAGCCCCATGTCCCACTTGTAGTGGGTCCGGTATCCCTGGTACTTGCCGCTGCCTGAATCCTCGAGCGTCACTTCGCCGAGGTCCTGGTGCTGGATGCCGAGCGCCGATCCCTTCGGATACGTGGCGTGGACGGTGTTCTCTCCCCACACGACGAGCCAGATGGACGTCTGGTCGTTGCCCGATGCGCCGGCGACGACCGGGACGATGTTCGACCCGATCTTGTCGCGGTTGGACCACCTGTCGGTGTATCCTGCGGCGAAGCGCGGGGCGAGCCCGTTGAACTTCTCCGGGGTGACGTTGCGGTTGCCATAGAACAGCGCACTTGCCATCTCCTGGTTCATCTTTTCCAGAAACGCCCTGTCCTCCGACAGCCTGAATGCGGCAGTGTTGCCGTTCAGCTTCACGAGGTCCTTGTCGACTTCGGCGTATGCCTCGAGCATTCCGCATTCGTCGGTGACCTGGGTGGTCGTCGATTTGCTGGGCTGGACGCCGTAGTTCAAAAGGCGCCAGGTCGCAGTCGGCAGCCCGGTGCGGACCGTGGTCTTGTGTCCGGTGGGCAGGTTGCCTTCGATGGTCACCATGTCCTCGAGGACCTGGTTGGTCTGGGCGAGCAGTTCCACGATGGTGGCTGCCACCTTGTTGTTCGGGTCGAGCCTCGATGCGAGATCGAGGTACGTTACCCCGGTGCCTATTGTAGCCATGCTTGGTTACTCCTTATTTCACCTGATTTGGATAGAGGACCGACGCTGGATCCTTGTTTGCCGTGCCAGTCCCTCCGCGGGATCGGTCGACTGAATCCTCGAGCGTGGTTCTGCCGAGCTTGTGCAACAGCCGAATGAACGAGAGCTTGTTCCCCATCCCGGTCGCCTCGGCATCGGCGATGAGCTCTTCGCCGCCGTATGCCCTCACGCCCCTGGAAAGGATCGCCACCTCTTCATTGTACTTGTCGCCCCACTCCTTCCTGAGCACCGACTGGACTTGCGCCTTCGCTTCGTCGTTCCGCGCCCTGAAGGATTCCATCTCCTTCGCGGCGCGTTCGTTGGCGAGCTTGAAGAACGTGTTTGCCTGGTCGTTGGTCATGTGCATGGAATGGGCCAGAGCCTGGTATTCCTCTACCTGTTTCTTGTCGACCCCGATTCTCGGGTCAAGGTCGAGCTTGTAGTCAGCGGGTTTGGCGGGTACTCCGAGCCTCGTGTAAAACGCGGCCCTTTCCTCGTCGGTTTCCTTCCCGTCCGGTATGGCGACCAGCTTTCCTGCCTTCTCCTCCATGTCGATGCTTGCCTGGAGCGCTTCGTCGAGCGTCTTGTGCTTCGACGCGTACGCCACAAAGCGCGGGTCAGCCCGGAGGTTCTTGGTGGTCGAGGTCGTCCATCCCGGAAGATTCGCGGCAGGCGGGGTGTCGTCCGCTGCCTGTAGCGCAGTATCGGGAGGGGTTGTGGCGCCCGCTGGCGCCACAGTGCTGGGAGCCCTGGTTAGATCGGTTACGAGGGTCCCGGCGCCCTCCGCTCCTTTATCATTCTCTGCCATCGAGTTGCTCCTTCTGTCCTATGTTCAGCAGCGCCGTTGTCACGGCGAGGCTGTCCGTGGTGAGTCCGAGCCGGTCGCGCAGGAGGATCGTCGCGTAGTTTTTGAGCGCCGCCTCCCGTTCAGACGAGACCGTCCCGTTGTATCGCAGGTCGTCGAGAATCGTCGCCAGGAAGATGGCGCCATCCTGCGTGGAGAAGAGCCTGCGCCCTATCTCCCTGATGCTCGCGGCCTGGTCGTCCGGCTTCATGTCCTTGAACCAGACGTCGGACTTCGTCATCGGCTTCATGCGGCCCCCGCTTGCGCCGCCGCGGCCTTTCCCATATTCTCGAGCGGGGACCCGGATTCAGGCTTCTTTCCGAGCTTGTCGGCATTCTGCACCATGTCCTGCTGTACCATCGCCTGCTGCTGTTCCTGTGCCGCCTGCGCCTGGGCATCGAGCCTCGCCTGCCTGATCCTGTCGACGTCCTCCTTTTCCCTGACGACGGACGCCGGGGATCCGGAGCTTTCCATGCCCTCTACCATGAGGTTGTCGCTGTCTACCCAGTCGCCGGAGGTCGGGAACATTTCCATGACTGCCTTGGCGTACGCGAGCGTGGCGTTGATCCCTGTGGTCTGGTAATACCTCTGCTGGAGCTGGGCAAGGAACCCGAGGAATTCTATCTTGAGCGCGGCTTCCGCTCCGGCGTCCATGACGGCCTGCGGAGCCTTCGGGAGCTTCCCTGAACGGTACAGAAGGTTGAACGTCCGCCGGATTATCGTGTGCAGCATCTCCCGCTCGTACCGTCCGGTTGTCGGGCCGAGGATCGCGGCCTTTTCCCCGGTCCGCTCTATCACTTCCCTCGCGGTCATCTGTCGTTCCATGTTCTGGAGCATCTGGTAGATCGGTATGTCAAAGTGCGCGTCGATCAGCGCGTCCTGGCGTTCCTCGTTGTCCTTGGTGATCGGGTAGTTTGCCCCGAGCGCCACTGGCTCGATCGTGTCATCGCGGTTCTCACGGTAGATGTGCTGGTTCGGGAGGATCGTGTCGACGCCCTCGAGCCCTTCGTCGACCAGAAGCGCCGGTTCCGCGATGAGGTTCCCGAGCTTGATCCTCGAGCGGGTCATCTGGTTGCCGGCCATCACGTCGCCGAGCGCCGCGTGCGCCTTCGCCCGTCCGTATTCTTCGCCTGCGTTCTTGGAGTAGCGCCACACGCTGAACGGCATCTCCCAATATCCGCCGACGTCGAGGACCCTCCGCCCCGGCTGGTCGTACCATACCGAGCAGTAGCCCATCTTCTCGTGGACAGGGTTCCGTGCGTACTTCATGAAGTCCTTGTCCATCGGCATGGCGATGTGCCGGACCGTGGTCACTTCATACGGGCGTTTCTCCGATGCCTCGCGCATGGCGTCGGACAGGGCTTCTTTGCCAAACCGCATTTCAATTGCCCGGTTGTTCATCGGGACGTCCTCAAGCACCGTGTCGACCTCGCCCCGCGAGTCCTCGCTGATCCACACCGCCAGCGGGTGTCTGGTCTGGTATGATATCCTGCCGTTTCCCAGGTCCTCGGTGTAGATCACGGCCGTGCCGATCACGTGTCCGTCCGGCACCGCTTCACCCAGCGCCTCGTATAGCCCGGAGCGCGAGAACACGGCGTACATGGTCCGCTCGCATTTCTCGAGCCAGTCGGCGACCCCGTATTGCTTCATGAGCTCGATGTTCTCGAACTGGAGTTTCATCCACTGCGACCGGCGGTTGGCGGTGTATCCCTGGAATCCGGCGGATGCTATCCCGACGTCGAGCGCTGCCCGGTTGTTGAAGTTGACCTTTGGTCTTTTGTCGGAGTTCTGGTCGTCGACGGGATCAAAGAGCCGCGCGGGGAAGCAGAATTCCATCGCCTCTTTCCAGAGCGGTTCCCATCGCTGCCGCCTGAGCTCGAGTGCGTTGATCCTGCTCTCGAGCATAGCTACCTGCTCCGAGCCCTGGTCATCTGGCATTCGTCACTCCCCCTGGGGATACAGGACATCGGCGGGTGGTTTTCGTTTCTTTACAATCTCCATGGCCTCGTCCTTGGTGTACACGGGCGGGCTTTGCTCGCCTGACGTGGCTTCCTCCGGTACATAGGTTGATGTGTCAGGCTCCCCGTCGACCACCGGATTCACGAATCCCTGGATGTCGGACGGCATGTACTCGCCTGCTCCGGGGCGTCTCTTCCTGTTTGCTTCGGAGAGGAATGTATTGGAATCCCCGGCCGGTGTCTTTTGTGCCGCTTCGGATAGAAAGTCCACAGCTTGCCTCTTTTCGGTAAGAGGTAAGGCCAGCCGTATTGCGGGCGGCCGGCCTTACGCATGGATGGTTGGATCGGCTTGGGTGGGATCCCTCACGATCCTGCTCGGCTTTTCCGTGGGAAGATGTACCACGGGCGGCATCTCGCGGTGCCACTGTGGTGGAGTGTATCGCTTGCCGCGCCATTTGTCAAAGCCCGCGCCGCAGGTCGTCGTATGCCGACGGTGCTTCGGCTTTCATCGTTCCTGCCCGTAGTTTTTCCCGGACGCGCAGAGCCCGCGGATTGAGCACGTACTCGCTCATGCAGGCGTAGCGGGTATCGTCGTAACAGTTGGACACAAGGAGCCCGTCAGCGAAGTACTCATGCGTTCCCTCGACGCTCAGATCGTGAACGGTTCGAATAGTACCCTGGGTTACTCCGACGAAATGCACGGGCCCTGCATCGCTGGCTGCAGTACCTGGATTCCCCCACGGCTCTGGTTGTGTATGGTTCTCCACATTCCTCGCACATGCGGATGGTTCCTTCCCGCTTCGCCCACATTTCTCCTGCGTGTTCTGAATGCCAATTCCACCCTGCGTCCGTTGAATGCCACGCGGCTGCTTCAGGCCCTCCTCCGCGTGGATTGTGGATCTTTCCTGCATGGTGGAGCCGCTGGTGTTCTTTCGCAGGGACACACCCGAGGTTGGCGATATCGTTGTTGGTTGGGTTCCCGTCCATGTGATGGATTTGCCACCCGTCTGGTATTGCCCCTCGTTCTTGTTTCCAGGTTTCACGGTGGAGGGATTCAATTCCACGGCGTCTATCTCCGGCGGATGGTTTGTAGTATCTCCGGTCCGCTTCCCGTTTTGATTCCGGGTATCTCCTGAATACGATCCCGTTGTATTCGATTCGTTCGGTCGGCATGGTTCCTCCCTGAACATCACTATATCGCCGTATCGCATTTCGTCAATGCGGACAAATCCACGTCCATCGACCCATACCTTGTGCGCCGGTGTCGCCTCGATCTTTCCCCCGTTGCTGAACGATGCGACTACGGTCTGGCGTTCCCCCTCGTGCCATACATCGAGCACCCGACGCGGACCGACCCTTGTGATGACGTAGTCTCCTGCCAGCATGTCCTCGATCCGTGCCAGCCCTTCTGTTGTCTCTATCATCGTCCCGTCAATGAAGCAATGGTCCTCGAGCTCGGTGTTGATGTCCTCCGGGTCGCGTGGATCCGAGGTGAGGTATGGCACCGTGCGCATCCAGTCCGTGCAGATGTCGGATATCAGAAGCATGGGCCTGCGGTCGTGTCCTTCGGCTTGCAGCATCTCGTGTATCTTCGCCAGACCGTTCTTCCGGTCGTTGGTCGCCTTGACCATCTTGAATCCGTAGGACGCGAACGTCTCGGCGATGCTCGGGAGGTCGTCGTCCTTCGACCAGCAGGCCGGGTCCGCCACCATCGTGACCGCGTTCGTCTCGACGCTCATTGCCCACGCCTTTGCCGCGACGGCTTTGGCTCCCATGCGGAGCCCTGTGTTCGGCTCGCCGGTGCATCCGTACCATTCCCTCGTCCTGATGAGCCGACCGTCGTCGTTGACCGCCCACCAGCCGATCGAGAACGGGCGGGCGAATCCCCAGTCCATCGACACGAACCGGTACCATCCTTCCCCGAGCGGCTTGTTCTGGATGACGTGCAGTTCCCTCCGGTACTCGCCCAGCACCTGGCCTGCGATCACGTCCCAGTCTCCCCAGCGGAGCGCCTTGATCAAGTGTTGCGGCTGGAGGAGTAGGCGCCGCTCGTACTCGGGGTCCTGCTCCATCATCCGGATATTGTCCTCGAGCCGCGCGGGGATGAAGCATCGGTTCATCCCGGATCCCGGATCCACATATATGTCGTATGGGTCGGCGACGTCCACAAACCTGGCCTTGACCCATACGTGCCCAGGCCGCCCTGGGTTCCCTGTTGCCCTGACGTAACACGGTGCCCCGTCAGGGCTCCGGCAGCACGACAGCATGAACACGTAAGGCCCCTGGTTCGGGAATTCCGTCAGCTCGTCGAATCCGATCCACGGGTATTGGTGTCCGTTGTACTTCCCGAGGTCGAGGTCGCTTTCCAGGGACCGGAACCGGAGCGTCGCCAGGCCGGGGTATCGTGCATTCGGTGCAGGAATTTTCCAAATCATCTGGTCGCCGCCGACGTACGTGGCTCCTGGTATCTTGCCGATGATCTGCTTGGACCGGCCAACTATCTCGTCGAGCTCCTTGTATGATCTGCGGAAGAGGATCCCTTTCCACGCTTCTCCCCACTCCTCGTAGTGCGCGAGGTAGTCCCCGATGAGGAAATCGCT